AGCAAAAGTGTATAATGCACCATATATTTTTCATAAGGAGTACTTCATGGCAACTAACCCACCCACAGGCGATGGGCATCGCAATGGTGCCATCAAAGATCGCTCACAGGTTTACAACCCCCAAAACGATACATGGACAAAGCGTGATAAAGAAACGGGTCGTTTTATGGATCAAAAAGCTGACAACAAGCCGTTTAAAGGTGTGCGGAAAGAGAAAAAAGAGAAATAAGGGATGTTGCATACAAAATAGTTTCAGTCCCCCTTTTTCTCACCAAACCCTCTAACTTCATATTATCGAACGACAACGAACGCGCTCTTTTTAAGTCCCTCAAAGCGCTACGCCTTTCCATTGCCCAAGAAAACAACCTGCCCCCCTACGTCATTTTCCACGATCGTACCTTGGTGGATATGGTCAAACAACGCCCGACATCCCTTCAGGCCATGCTTTTTGTTACAGGTATGGGGGAGGCAAAACTCAAAAAATACGGGCAGGCGTTTTGGGAGGTTTTGAAGAAAGGGAGATAAAAGAGCCCAAGGTAAAAAGACGCGCGCATCCCAAAATATCAGCAATGATCTAGAATTTTATTCCGTTTCCAAGGATGTTTTTGCTCTTGAACAATTGCGCTATCGTCTTTTCTTTTGGCTTTGGGCTTCACCGCTGTTTGCAGGATTTTCACCAGATCAAACATTTTGGTCCGTACATCTTCATCCTGAATGGCGTAAAAGGCCTGAAGGAGCTCCAAGGTGTCCCGACGCTTCAAGGGGTCTGATTCTTCTCCATAGTCTTCGTTTTCTTCGTGAAAGTCATAGGGCCTCACGGAGGGATCGTCCCGAAGATCTATATTTTCAAAGAAAAAAGTAATAGGCACACTCAGCACCCTACTAATTTCAAACAAACGGCTGGCACTAATTCGATTGGTGCCCAGTTCGTATTTTTGAATTTGCTGGAATGTCAGGCCAACTTTTTCCCCTAGGTCCCCCTGAGTAATACCCAGCATATTACGCCGAATACGCAACCTTTGACCCACATGGGTATCAACAACATGGGGATTTGACATAATTTTTCCTTTTTTTAGATTGGCCATGACATATACAATTGTGTGAAATACCTGTCAATGTTTTTACCCAGTTTTTACCCAGTTTTTACCCAGTTTTTACCCAGTTTTTACCCAGTTTTTACCCAGTTTTTACCCTGAAAAGACCAAAGTTTTTCCCAAGTTTCAGATTGAAAAAAAGCCAAGTGGGCGCCGGCCATGTCAAATATTATGCCCATGAATTGACGGGCTAAAAGTCTTCGCCTTCTGTAGAAACGATAGAAACCCTACCTTTTCAAAATCCAGTAGGCTGCTAAGCAAGCGACTGATTATAATGTTGTTTAAAAACAACATTATTTCTATTCTCTCTGACTTATAAGATCTATTAGGATGTCTTTTTTTGATAAAAGGTATTGGTGGAGTTCTTTATTTTGAGTATTTTTGTGAATTCTTTCTATTATTTCATCCATTCCCAATATATCGCTCACATAAACTTGCAAAGTGCATAATTCTTGACCCTTTTCAGGAGTTAAATCTACAAAAGATATGGCAAAAGTTTCTAGAACAAACACAATGTCGTTTGTGTCCGAGCCAGAAAAACAGGAAGATTCTGAGAATTGCCGCTTCTCAAAAGATAGCCAGTTTTTGTAAGTATTCTCACAGACTTCTTCTTCGGCATCTTTTAAAAAACCGAAAGTGGCGTCATAAATTAGTGCAACCAGCCCACTCCATAGGTTGTCTAATAAAAAATATAAATCATCTTTTTTGCTAAAATCTTTCACTGTCGCCAATATAAAATTTTTTGTCAATCCCAAAACTAAAATTTGTGCCTCCGAGGGATCTGCGCAACACTACTTTCAATTACGAACAGAAAGCACTGGAGATACAATTATGACCAACAGTAAGGCTGGTTTATTAAAAAAAGAAAAAATTTTTGACTTTGATTTACGTGATTGGTGCAAATTTTTCTTTACAAAGAAAAGTTTTATAATAAAGCCTCAGGGTATTTTGAGATATGCTCGATGTTTATTTAATAAACCACTTTACGAGTTGGATTTATCGAGACTGAATGTTGATTCACCAAAGTATGATCCAGTTTATGAGCGAAATATTAGAAATAAGGCAGCGGAAATTCTTTATGTTATCGATGATATTGTTTTAGAGATCACAAAAAAACATTTTGATGTGGCTTTTTATACATTTAATTTAGAATCTTTAATTCTCTCTGGAGAAATTTACCAAAAAATCACTTTAAATGGTGATGTGGATATAAAGCCCCAGATAACCTGTATATTGGATGCATTACACGAGTCAATTCAGTTGTTACTGCTTATGAAAAATGCATCTAATCAAGAGTGCATTTTTTCAGCTCTGTTAAAAATTGACAGCCTCCTACGCTTATACCCGTGGTTTTCTTTTAAAAAATCTCAGGTAATTTTGGATTTGATTGATGAGCATATCTAACAAGCCCTTTTTGAAATTGTTTTGTGGGCTGGGCTGGTGGAAACAGCAGGGGTATTAAGTATTATTTTATTTGTTTTTTATAGCATAAGATCGCATGCAAAGGGTGTACTTTAGGAGTTTTCTATGGTTAGTAGCATAGGGGAAGGATCGGCTGAGCATAGCTTAGTTCTCTATTCCTCGGCGCATACTTCATATTGGCCAAAGCTTTCTAGGGATTTGCAAATAGCGATTAGTGAAAAAAATTATCTCTTTTTACAAAAGGTAGGATGGATTTCTCACTATAAATCTTACAAAGGAATGAATGTCATTCAGGATCAACCAGAGACATTTTATTTAGCTCTAATTAAAAAGCAGGGAGGAAAAACAGAACATGTTGCTCATTTCAAAATAGCCCCAAAAGGTGAAGTAACCGAAGCTATAGCCGAAAATCATTTTAAAGCAGCAGCAGAACAGTTGATTACTTTTGAGGCAGCAAGGTCAGGATTTGCCATTTTTTCACCAAACAATAGAGAGGATAACAAAGATTACCAGAATTATCTTCTTAAAAAAAAAGGTTATTACAGTATAAATAATTCAAAAGATGCTGCTGAAATCATTCAGTTTTGTGGAGATAAAAAATATGTTTTGCCCCTTCTTTTGGGCATTTATATGATAGGAACTTATCCAAAAGAAAGCATTCAAAACTTAAGAATTCCAGTGTTTAGAAAAAATAGAACTCCTTCGAGAGAGGAAATGGAAGAAGGTGAACAAGCAAAAGATAATTTCTTGAATATATTTAAACAAAGAATTTTTTATGGAACGTCTGGGGCAAGTTCGGCCCCCCATTTATTTATCACAGGATTGAACAAGGCTTTTAACCTTTGGGAGCAGTTTAAAACAGATGGTTTAAGCGATTACATTAATACGATTATACAAAAAAATAATCCATATGAAACGGATGATCTTGAGAACCGTGATAAGTGGGAAGAGCATACAAAAAAACTATGGAAGGAAACACTGAACTTATGGGAAAGCCATATGAGAAAAGTTACAGAAAAGAAAACGAGAACAAAAGAGGATTTTAAAGAAGCTCACCATAATTTTATTCAAAATATCTCACAGATAAATAGTGTTGCTTCCTTTATTGCTGAAGTTGTTGGAATTGATCCTTTTTCGCTAGGACCCATCCTTTCGGATTTGAATCAACCAGAGGATTATTATAGAGCCTTTCTTTGGCCCCCCTTTGCTCTTTCCACCAAAGAACCTTATCATTTTGGTGCTGAAATGTTTAAACAAATATATGAGTATGTTCATAAGGAACTTAGTATAGATTTCTCTCAAGTTCACCTTGTCGGTCCCACTTTAAAACCAGTGTTTCCAGAAGGCTACCATGAATCTTTCTGCCGGCAACAATTAGATCAAGCTGAAAGCTTAAAAGATCATTTGACGCTGCCAGTAGAAGGGGCAAGTCATATCAGTAATTATCGTGTAAATTTATCCCCAGAAGTTGAGATGGCTATGAATTACCACAAAGATTGGACAAATAATGTTTGATTAATGTCTATATAAGATTTAATTAAAATTTTTACATCGCGTTTGAAACGTGATGGGATGTTCGACAGTAGGCTTTTGCTTAGGGTCATAATCTTTTAATAAATCATATTCCATATCCTGTAGCTCTTGGCGAGCTTGGTTGCAGCTATCCATCGAAGGAAACCATTGAGTGTGGATTTGCTGATAATCCCCATTGACGTTTATTGATAAAATTATCAGTAAAACTTTCATGCTGATCCGGCGGTTGAGAGTGCAAAAATATTTAAGTTTTTGGGAATTACCGTTTTGACTATCCCCAAAGGGGATTTTTTATCCATACTATTCATGATAGTAGCTACGCCGTCAAGTTTTTTTGTTAAGAATTTTCGCTGCGCGTATTGATCCAAATCACAGTTAGTGTATACTTTCATTGCATATTTTGGATGAATGCTCAATTTCATATCAACCCTATTATTATTGATGGTTTTTCAATATGCCAAAGCCAGAACGTCTCTATTTTTTTATCAGTGAAGTGATCAAACGTTGGCAGATAAGCTTTGAAGATCTTCGGTATTACGCAGAACATGATATCGTTCAAATTATCGCTTGGCTTTCTGATGTGACCGTAAAAACCTACGAAAAGAAAAAAACGGAGGATGGTCATGATGTCGAAGTACCTCAATTCATACGTTCCCACAATAATTATGTACTCCTGACCTCTGATGAATTAAGGAAAATTTTTAAATATGAAAACCCTGAGGTCATTGTTTTCATAGATTTTTTCACGGGAGAAATTCTGAAGCCTCATCATTGTGTTTGTCATATCAAAATCGCTGATCTTATGATGAGCAAGAAGGAAATGGAGCGCTTTGAACAAGCCAATCATATTCTACCGTCTCAATCCTATCTTGAGGGTATTCCCTCTCCTTCGGATGTTCCTTCCTTTTCGGGTCGCCCCAGTGTGATGCATCACATTATAACCCACTTTGAAGACAGATTGCTGAAAGACCTAACCGCAGAATCTGTACAACAGGAATCGATCTACCTGAGCCTTTGGGCCAAGAAAAACCTCAATGGCGTGCAAACACCCACACCCAAAACCATTGCCAATGCTATTCGAAGCCGTCATCGACAGTTTCGCCGTGCCCCCGTCAAATATGTTTTGCAGAATACATAGGTGGTTGCCTCTCTTCCTAGCTCCTTAATATCAACGCCTGCAAACAGATACGCATCGTTTCGCAAAGAGCACCCGTCATGGATCCTAAGGTGGGTGATTGTGTGATCTCCGTAAGAACACGGCTTTTTCGGCTTTTTGATGAAGAGTATTACGCAAAGGGCACATAACAAGGAACACCTAGGTTATGAGTTCGCTTGATTTTTAGGGGGTGGTTTTTCGCAATCGCCGCCACAAAAAAACAAAGTACACAAAAATCAATGCCCTAAAATTAAATGCGTTTTCCCTATTTCGTGCAGCTATTTCGTGCACTCAAGACCTGTTTATCCTCTCTGTATGTCATCACCCATTAGGAAAGAGGATGCTATGCAGCAAGAAGTACTCATCAATCAAAGGACCTTATCAGATCGTTGGTCTGTTTCTGAGCGCACTTTGGAGCGCTGGCGGTGGAGAGGTCACGGCCCACGCTATATCAAGCTGGGCAACCGGGTCATGTACAAGTTAGAGGACATCGAAGATTACGAAAACGTCCATTCCAAAGCCCGTACCACAACGGAAGATTCAATCATGGTCTTTTAAAGGAGCGATCTGTATGCGTCACAAAATACCCCTTATGGATATCGCTCTTGGCCATGTTCCCGTCGGCGACATCATGAACCTACCGCCAGCGGACCTGCTGGTGTTGCAGAAGGAGGCTACCGAAGCCTTTGAATCGGCGAAACTCACCAAAGAATGGCTGGAAAACGCCATCCGCCTGAAATACGACACCCGTTTTCAGGCCTTACGCCAGCAGCAGGACAAGTCGTTTGGCACCGTACATCTGGACGATGACGGCTGCACCGTCACTTGCGATGTACCGAAAAAGCCCGAATGGGATCAGCAGAAGTTGGCAGCGGTGGTAGAACAAATCCGCACCGCTGGTGATAATCCCTCAGAATATGTGGATGTCACTTATAAAGTCGCCGAACGCAAATTCACCGCTTGGCCGGAACATATCCGCCAGGCGTTCGCCCCCGCGCGGGTGTTGAAGGCGGGTAAAGCCACGGTTTCCATTAAAATGAATGAGGGAGGCCGGCCATGACCCTCCCCATTATCACCGCCGACCAGAGGTTGGCCGAAAAGCGCGGCATCAAGGGCTGCATCTTCGGAAAACCCGGCATTGGCAAAACGTCGCTGTTGTGGACGCTGGAGCCAAGCAAAACCTTGTTTTTCGATCTTGAGGCCGGCGACCTTGCCGTTGAGAGCTTGAAAATCGACAGCATCCGTCCGCGCACGTGGGTGGAATGTCGGGATTTTGCGGTTTTTATCGGTGGCCCAAACCCCGCGCTGCGTGATGACCAGCCCTACAGCACCGCCCATTTTCAGGCGGTGTGCGAGAAATTCGGTGATCCTTCGGCACTCGATCGGTACGAAACGATCTTCGTTGATTCCATCACGGTGGCGGGGCGACTATGTTTTCAATGGTGCAAAGGCCAGCCACAGGCGTTTTCTGATAAGAACGGCAAACCCGATACCCGTGGTGCCTATGGTCTGCACGGGCAGGAGATGATCGCGTGGCTAACGCACCTCCAGCATACCCGCGCCAAAAACGTCTGGTTCGCGGGGATTTTGGATGAGAAGACCGACGACTTCAACCGGCGGTTTTTTGTACCGCAGATTGAGGGCAGCAAAACTGGCTTGGAACTGCCTGGTATCGTCGATCAGGTCATCACCATGGCAGCGATTACGCCCGACGATGGCGGCGAGCCTTATAGAGCCTTCATCTGCCACACCCTTAATCCCTTTGGCTATCCAGCGAAAGACCGATCCGGGCGGCTGTCCCTGCTGGAAGAACCACATCTCGGCAAACTGATGGCCAAGGTGCGGCAACCAGTGGAACGCCAGCTATTGTGGGATGTGCCGCCACCCGCCGCCTGATTCTCCCCCGTCCTAAATTTTCAACCCTCACTGAAAGGAACCCCTGACCATGTCTTGGAACGATTTTAACACCGCTGATGACCAGAATAGCTACGACCTGATTCCCAAAGGCACGCTCGCCCGCGTGCGCATGACCATCCGCCCTGGGGGTTTTAGTGATGAAACTCAGGGCTGGACAGGCGGCTATGCCACACGCGGCAAGAATACCGACTCTGTCTACCTCGACGCTGAGTTTGTTATTTTGGAAGGCAAGTATGCCAAGCGCAAAGTGTGGAGCTTAATTGGCCTCTACAGCCCCAAAGGACCGGACTGGGGCAATCAAGGACGTGCGTTTATCAAGGGCATTCTCAACTCGTCGCGCCGCCTGAGTCCCAAGGACAATTCCCCGGAAGCCCAAACCAGACGCCGTATTACGGGTTTTCAGGAACTGGACGGGGTGGAGTTTCTTGCCAAAATTGATATCGAACACGGAGATCGCGGCGATAAAAACGTCATCAAACTGGCGATTACGCCGGATCATAAGGACTACGCCACCTTGATGGGCGGGTCTGGGTATGCGGCCCCTGCCGCAGGGTACGCAGCCCCCCTTTCTGGACAGTCCGCACCTGCTGCCAACCGTAGCAACCGCCCCCATTGGGCCTAATCAGGGGAACAGCGATGATTTTACGACCCAGGCAAAAGCTCTTCGCCCAGCGCAGTGTTGTTGCGTTGAAGGCCCACGGCAACACCCTGGGCGTGGCACCCACCGGCGCAGGAAAAACCGTGATTTTATCCGCCGTGGCGGGCGACCTGCTGCAAGGCGGCGGCAAAGCCTGTATCCTCGCCCACCGCGATGAACTGACCAGCCAGAATGAAGCCAAGTTCCGCAAGGTTAATCCTGATGTTTCCACCAGCATTGTGGACGCCAACACCAAAGACTGGGCGGGACAGGCCACTTTCGCCATGGTACAGACTTTGTGCCGTCCCCAAACGCTGGCATCCATGCCCGCCCTCGATCTGCTGGTGGTGGATGAGGCGCATCACATCACGGCGGGCAGTTACCGGCGGATCATCGACCAAGCACAATCCCTCAATCCCGCTGTCAAAATATACGGCGTCACCGCCACCCCGTCACGTGGTGATAAAAAAGCGTTGCGGGAGGTGTTTAGCAATGTCGCCGACCAGATCCGCATCGGTGAGTTGATCGCCAGCGGCCATTTGGTGCCACCGCGCACGTTTGTGATTGATGCGGGTGCTACGGGTGAATTACAAAATGTCCGCAAGCTGGCCGATGACTTCGACATGAAGGCCGTTGAGGCGGTGATGAATAAATCGCCTGTCACCGATGCCGTCATCCGCCACTGGCGGGAAAAGGCTGGTGACCGCAAGACCGTCGTTTTCTGCTCCACCCTCAGACATGCCGTTGATGTCACCACTGCCTTCCAAGAAGCAGGCGTTGCCGCTGTGCTGGTGCATGGGGAACTGTCTCAGGCTGACCGCAAGGCTGCGCTTGCCTCGTTCGAGAATGGCGCGGCGCAGGTGGTGGTCAATGTCGCGGTGCTCACCGAAGGCTGGGACTATCCGCCCACATCCTGTGTCGTGCTGCTGCGTCCCAGTTCGTTTAAATCCACCATGATTCAGATGATCGGGCGGGGATTGCGCACCATCGACCCAGAGATTCACCCTGGCATTCTCAAAGCCGACTGCGTGGTGCTGGATTTTGGCACCTCGACGCTGATGCACGGCTCGCTGGAGCAGGATGCCAGTCTTGATGTGCGTGAGAGCAAGGCCAGCAGCGCTCTGACCAAAACCTGCCCGGCCTGTGCCGGCGAAATTCCCCTGCGGGCCAAAGAATGCCCCCTGTGCGGCGTAGAGCAACCGCAGGGCGAAACCGAGACCAGCGACGAAGCCCTGGCCGATTTCGTCATGACCGAGATTGACCTGCTCAGCCGCTCCAGTTTCCGCTGGTGCGACCTGTTCGGTGATGATGCCGCGCTGCTGGCACAAGGGTTTAATGCGTGGGCAGGGGTGTTTTTCCTTGAAGGCCGCTGGCATGCGGTGGGGGGCGGCAGGGAGTTGTCGCCACGCCTTTTGTCTATGGGTGACCGCATGGTGGCCTTGGCCGCCGCCGATGACTGGCTCAATACCCATGAGACCGACGATAGTGCCCGCAAAACCCGCCGCTGGCTGAGTTTGCCTGCCACCGACAAACAACTCTCTTTGTTGCCACCCAACTATCGCAACGATTATGGCCTGACCCGCTATCAGGCATCCACCCTCATCACCTTCCATTTCAAGCGCCGCGCCATCCAACAACTGGTGTTCGCGGCCTCCAGACAGCGGGGGACCGCGTGAGATGTGCAATTTGTATCCGACAAGAGCGGGGTTTTGGCTGGTTCGATACCCGAGAAGCCCTCTTCACCCCCCAACGCCACAAATCCTACCGCAAATTCTGTTCCCTCCATTGCCAGGACATCTACGCGGCGCAGCGGCGGAGGCGCATCATGATTGACCCAACCCCGCTGGAACGCGCTGCCTTTCAGGCGTGCCTAAAGCCCATGGGCGAACTCATGGCCGAGATCGGCTTTGAGGTACCGCCCGCCCGTTACAGCCGAGAGCAGGCGTTGCAGCTCATCGAGGTGATCGTCACGGCGTTTCAAGAGCGCATCGTTGCGGCTTCTGCCGATAGAGCGGAGGTGCCGTTCTGATGCTCGACTACAACCACAAACCCACACCCGCTGAACGCATAATTGAAGCGATTGATGATGTTCTTGAAGCACGGAACAAGCAGCAACAACCACGCAATTATCTGGGCGCATCCCGCATCGGTGCCGACTGTGACCGTGCCCTGCAATACGAATATTTGCATACGCCGGTGGATGCAGGACGTGGTTTCAGCGGTAAGCTACTGCGAATATTTGAGGCAGGCCACACCTTTGAGGCTATGGCGGCAGGATGGCTGCGTTTGGCGGGGTTTGATCTTTACACAGAAAAGACCGATGGCAGCCAGTTTGGCTTCACAGCGGCAGGCGGGGGGATTCGCGGTCATGTAGACGGCATCATCAATAGAGCACCCGCTGAACTGGGGCTAACCTTCCCCATGCTATGGGAATGCAAGGCACTGAATAACAAATCGTGGAAGGACACGCAGAAGCGTGGGCTGGTGCTCTCAAAACCCGTTTATGCAGCGCAAATCGCCATCTATCAGGCGTATCTGGATGGCACTATATCTGGTGTCGCCAGCAATCCCGCCCTGTTCACCGCCATTAACAAGGATACGGCGGAACTCTATGTCGAACTGCTGCCGTTCGATCCCGCACTGGCACAAAAGATGAGCGACCGGGCGGTGAAGATCCTGCAAGCCTGCGATGCCCACGAATGGCTGCCGCGTATCGCCAACGACCCCGCCCATCACATTTGTAAAATGTGCGCCTGGCAAGACCGATGCTGGGGGCAGTCATGAGCAACATCCACTGGCTGGATTTCAACGATGCCGCTGAACAAACGCCTGAAGAGTCTTTCGAGGCACGGCGGGAGAGGCTGCGCAGGGCGTTGATCGGCCAACTGCCTGGCGTTCTGCATCATCTGTTCCCCAGCGGCAAAATCCGTAATGGCGCGTTTAAGATCGGCGGCCTTAACGGCCAGCGCGGTGATAGCCTGTCGGTCACGCTGCGGGGGGATCAAGCGGGATTGTGGCAGGATTTTGCCACGGGTGAAGGCGGGGATGTATTCGACCTGTGGGCAGTCGTGCACAGTTTGGACACACGGCGGGATTTTGGCCGACTTCTGGAGAGCATCGACAACTGGATGGGTACCGCTCCTGTCTTTTCTGCTCCGCGCCGAGAGCCACCCACCGATGATCTTGGTCCCGCCACTGCCCGTTGGGATTATCTGGACACGGCGGGCAACCTCATCGCCTGCGTCTACCGCTACGATACGCCAAACGGCAAAGAATTCCGCCCATGGGATGTCAAAGCCCGCCGCCACAAGGCCCCCGACCCGCGCCCGCTGTATAACCAGCCCGGCATCGTCACCGCCGATCGTGTGGTGCTGGTAGAAGGCGAGAAATGCGCAGATGCCCTGATTGCCCAAGGCATCTGCGCCACCACCGCCATGAATGGTGCCAATGCCCCCACCCAAAAAACCGACTGGTCACCACTTGCTGGTAAGCACGTTTTGATCTGGCCAGACAATGACGAGGCAGGCAAAGCCTATGCCCTGCGTGCCGCCGATGCGCTGCGGCTGGCGGGTGCGGCCTCGGTGTCTGTGCTTACCCCGCCTGTCGGCAAGCCGCCCAAGTGGGATGCCGCTAATGCTGTCGCCGAAGGGTTAGACATTCCCGGGTTTCTGGCCTCCACCCCTTCCAAGCCGTCTGTCTTGCTGCCCAAGGCGAAGCTGCTGCGTGCCTATGCCCACGACACCTCACCAATGCCGCCGGATCTCATCGCGCCGCGCCTGCTCACACCCGCTGGGCTGTTGGCTTTTGGCGGTGCGCCCAAGGTGGGCAAAACCGATTTTATCCTGTGCCTGTGCATTCATATGGCGGCGGGGCTTGAGTTTTTGGGGTTTCGCCCCGCCCGGCCTTTGCGCATCTTCATCCTTCAAGCCGAGATCCAGTACCACTACCTCCGCGAACGTATCCAGCAGCTATCCTTGGCCGCCCACATCGTGGAACTGGCGTGGGATAACCTCGCCATTACACCACAGTTTAAGATGATCCTGAACGAAGCGGGCGTTCTGGCAGTGGCCGCACTAATCCGTGAAATGTTCCCAGAACTGCCCCCCGATATCATCGTCATCGACCCCTTACGCAACCTGTTTGACGGCGGCCCCGAAGGGAACAGCGAGAACGACAACAACGCGATGTTATTTTTCCTGCGCGAGCGGGTGGAACGGCTGCGTGATATGATCAACCCAGAAGCCGGGATCATCCTCGCCCACCACACCCGTAAAATTGGCAAGAAACAGCTGGAGGAAGACCCGTTTCAGGCGCTGAGCGGTGCCAGCAGTCTTCGCAGCTATTACACCAGCGGCTTGATTCTGGCACGCCCGAACGAGCTGGACAGCAAGCGACATTTGTATTTTGAGTTGCGCAACGGACAGTCGCCCGCCCGCAAGATTATCGACAAAGTGGCCGGCCAGTGGGTGGAGCTGAACGCGTTTAGCGAAAGGCTGATTGGGGTTCAGCACGGCGAACGGCTGGATGCTGAACGGCGGCGCAAACGCGATGTTATCCTGCAACTGCTGTACGATGAAGCGAAAGAAGGGCGTGCGTACACCATCGCCCAGTTCGCCGAACGATTCGAGAATCAGGGTGGTCTCGGGAGTAATCGTTCCGTGCAGGAGCGCATCAGCGTGTTGACTACCAAGGGCTACATCAAGTTTTTCCGCAATATCAAAGATTACCAACTGCCTCAGCCAGAGCGCAGCAAGTTTGGCTATATGTGCGTTGAAGCCATGTTGCTCACCCTGCCGGGCGGTCAAGAAGCCTGTGTT